CCGTGAAAAGGCTTATTTTCAGGCATTTCAGCAATTTTGCATTGTATCAATTTCGGTGTTGCGATGTTCATCGGTACAACGAAATTGATACAATTCAACGATGCACCCCCTAAATGCACCCCCCTAAACCTAAAAAATGCGGGCCGGAAACTGATTATTCCGGCCCAGAAAAAAATTTTCTTTCTATATTAAATAGCGAAATTTACACATTTTTACCTATCCATCAACTTTCACTTCGTTCCCCGCCTTGAAAGTGAATCGGATGTCGTCTCTGGCATAAACCGTGGCGTAGTCAAGGAGCGCCGTCCAAAGTTCCTCATCAAACTTTCCGCAGAAGCCGTCCAGCTTTTGCAGCCCGCCGATAAACCGCATATAGGTTTTCCTCTTTCCCTGCCTGTCGGAAATCTCCCCGGATGCTTTTTCGTACCCGTCCCTTGCCGCCTCATACCGGGCGACCAGTTCATTGCGGCGTCTCTGGTATTCCTCCTGGTCCATGGCTTCAGCTTTGTTTTCCGCCACAATCCTTTTTACCATTTCCGCCACCATCTTCGTCTCAGTCAGAAACCGGCTCTGCTCCACCTCCAGCTCCGTGGTGTCGCATAATGTCCGCATCATCACCTTGGTGTTCGCTATCAGCTCATCCTTTTCCGGGATGACCGCATTGACGGCTTTCACGAAGGCATCCTTTATCTCGTCCTCTGTAAGGTGCGGCGTCCGGCATTTCTTATCGTTCTTGAACTTGCGGTTGCACTGGAAGATCACCCTGCGGTATTTGTCCTGTGAGTGCCACACCTTGGAGCCGTACCAGTTCCCGCACTCGGAACACTTGATTTTCGAGGAAAATATGCTCGTGCTGCTGTACCTTGCGCCCATGCTCTTCCTCCGCTCCATCTCTTCCTGCACCAGCTCCCATGTTTCGGGAGGGATGATTGCCTCGTGGTTCCCCTCCACATAATACTGCGGGATTTCCCCCTGGTTCCTCTTCCGCTTTTTGGTGAGGAAGTCCGCCGTGTACTGCTTCTGCAGGAGCGCATCCCCTTTATACTTCTCGTTGGTGAGGATGCTCTTGACGGAACTCTGGTGCCAGGTGTCCTTCCCCGCGGGGCTCTTGATGCCAAGCCCCGTCAGCTTCTTGCCGATGGCATACGGGCTCAGTCCCTGCAGGAAAAGCTGGTATATCAGCTTTACCGTTTCTGCCTGCTCCGGGTTCACTCTCAGGCTGCCGTCCTCGCCTTTCTCATATCCGAGGAAAGTGCTGTAGGCAAGGCTGCCTTTGCCGTCCGCAAACTGCTTCCGCTTGCCCCAAGTGGTGTTCTCTGAAATGCTCCTTGACTCCTCCTGCGCAAGGGAGCTCATGATGGTGATGAGCAGCTCCCCCTTGGTATCCAGCGTGTAGATGTTCTCTTTTTCAAAATAAACCTCGATGCCCTTCTCCTTCAACTTCCGTACTGTCGTTAAGGAATCCACCGTGTTCCTTGCGAACCGGCTGACCGATTTTGTGATGATGAGGTCAATCTTCCCCGCCAGGGCATCCTCAATCATCTGGTTAAAACCGTCGCGCTTTTTTGTGTTCGTTGCAGAGATGCCTTCGTCCGTATACACTCCGGCAAATTCCCAATCCTCCCGGCCGTTTATGTACCGGGTATAATAATCGACCTGCGCCTCATAGCTTGTCGCCTGTTCCTCGGAATCCGTGGATACCCTCGCATACCCCGCCGTCTTCCGCTTTTTCGCCGCCGCAATCGGCCTGGAGTCAAACCGGTTCAGCGTGGCGGGTATGGTTGTTACTTTCTTCGCCATTCGACCACCCTTCCTTCCACAAAATGAAATTCTAACCTATCCTCGTATGCCGTCACTCCCGCAACCTCCTTCACAAAGCGGGGTTCGTAATCCTCCCGCCCCAGGACTTCCGCCGCTGCCTCCCGGAACTCATCATCCAGCAGCCTGCGGAAGGAGCATCCCCGGCACACCCACACCTTATATTTTTCTTTCTGCCCTTTCGGCCCCATCTTCCAGTAATCGCATTCCAGTTTCCTGCCGCAGCACCCGCAGGTGATTTTCTGCGAAAATGCGCTGCGGCCTCTTTGGTATGCCCGCATGACCTCTCTTGCCTTCCCGCTTTTCATGCGGAACTCAATGCGGTCTGCATTTATGACAATCTGCTCGACTTCCCTCCGGACTGCCACCCCGTCAAAGGCGGCAAGCTCCAGTGCGGCGGCCGCCGCCTGCTCCAGCTCCGTTTCATAGACCGGCCGGAGCCCGCACACATCTTTCCCTTTGCGCTCCCTGGTATTGCAGTTCCATTTCTTGCCGTATTTTGTGGTGCGCCTGCTCACCGAACGGCCGCATTCCCCGCATTTCACCAGTCCGGAAAATGCCGTGAGCGTGGGGTTTTTATTGGCGGCGGCATCCGCCCGCTGCTCCCGTATGAGCTGCGCCTTTTCAAAATCCCCCTGCAGGATGAGCGGCTCGAACATACCCTCCACCATGTACATGGGCAGCTCGCCCTTATTCCTTTTCCTCGTATGCCCCTCGGAAATATAATTCTTCTGCAGGAGCATGGAGCCCGTATAGGACGGGTTCGTGAGGATGAACTTGATGGTGGAGTCGTCCATCGGCACGCCTTTCTGCCCCGTGATGCCCCGCTTTGAAAGCTCCTTTGCAATCCCATAGGCAGATGTGCCGGAAAGGTACTTTGCAAAAATCTCCTTTATGACCTCCCCCTGCTCCGGTATGACGCGGTACATCTCCCCGTCCCACTCATATCCGTATGGCGCTTTATGCCCGTTCGGGATGCCCTGTTCAAACCGTTTCCGGATGCTCCACTTCACATTCTCTGAAATACTGCGCGATTCCTCCTGTGCGAAGGACGCAAGCAGGGTGAGCAGCAGCTCCCCCTCGTCGGAAATGGAGTGGATGTTTTCCCTTTCAAAATAAACATCGATTCCAAGCTCCTTCAGGTGCCTCGTCACCGTCAGGGTGTCCACGGTATCCCTTGCAAAACGGCTGACGGACTTTACCAGCACTATGTCAATCTTCCCGGCATCGCAGTCCGCAAGCAGCCTGTTGAAGTCATCGCGGTGGCTTGTGTCCCTTCCGCTGATGCCCTCATCCGCATATATGCCCGCAAACTCCCAATCAGGATTTTTTTGTATCAATCCGTTGTAATGGCTGACCTGCGCGGAAAGGGAATGGAGGAGCATTTCCGTCTCCATCGACACCCTGGCATAAGCCGCCACCCTCTTCCTCTTTTTCAGTTCCGGCAGAACCTGCCCGATTACGCTGATTCTCGGCATATCATCCCTCCTTGTCAGTGTCACATGATGCCATAGAATCGGCTTTATATCCACTCATTTCGGTCTGTAAACTAACCAAAATCGGGCGGTATTTTTCCCGGAAAATTGTATCAATCTGACCGTACTCCTCTGCCGTCATTGCCCCCTGTTCCATGAGGGATTTCGCTATGTTCATGGTGGCGTGGTACATCTTCTCATTCCGGAACTGCTCCTCACTCATCTGCACCACCTCCGAACCTGTCAGCCACATAACACGCATGGCAGCAGTATTTCCTGCCGGCATTGCCGTAGGCCGTGAACGGCTTTTTGCAGTAAGCGCACACGAATTCATAACGTGCCTTCCGTTCTATCTGGTCCGGGTGGCTGTTCCACCACTTATTGCGGCATTTATCGGAACAGAACTTCTTGGCTTTCCGTCCCGGATTCTGTTTCACCTCCGCCCCACAGCACGGGCAGATACCCTTATCCCCATCCGCAGACGGCACTGCTGCTTTTATTTTCCCCGCACTCAGTCCCTTCCTCTGGCAGAATGATTTTACTGTGTTCTCTGAAATTCCAAGTTCCTGCGCAATCTTCATATATCCATAGCCAGCGGCCCTCATCTGCCGTATCCGGTCTTTTTGCCTGTCAGTCATAAAAACGCCTCCTCACTATACGGAGATTTGAACCGCAGTTCGGCGGGGTGTTTTCACCAAAAAAAATAACGCCTGCAGGAATCCCGGAAGGAACTCCTGCAGGCGCCAAAACCACTTATACCCTCTTTGCGTAATCCAGACTCACCCATCCATTGCGTCCACTCTGGTAGGATTTCAGTAATCCCCACTTGGATGCTCCTTCACCATCTGCCTCATCCACAATCGTGAAAGAGCCGATTCCCGTATATTTCCCGGTCCTATCGTAGTTGGCGCCCGGACCTTTCCGGATGTTTAAGTTGGTGATGGTTACCCTCACCAGATACGGTTTGAACGCTGCCGCACTGGAATACACCGCCTTCCCGGATTCATCAAACACGGAATACCCCGGATTCTCATCCGCACATTTCTTTGCGTTCTCCAGGACCTTAAATGCCCCTTTCTGCGAGGCAGCGTCTGCCCAGGTCTTGCGGACGCGGTACCAGATTTCCGTTTCTGCAGGAGCGGAAGAAGCTGCCCCTCCCGCCGTGCCGAGGATGCCTTTCAGTATCGTGAGGATTTTCTCCCCATAGCCGGCTCCTGTTGCCCATCCTTTCCCATCCGGGTTCTCTTTCTGCCCAAGCCACTCCACATATTCCGCACAGCCCCTTGTGACATACTGGAAACGCGGGTCAACGCAGGCGTTCTTCAGTGCCTCCGTGGAAGCATAGGCTTTTAAGTGCTGCACCTGCGCCCGGATGCCGAGCTGCGGCGTGTCAAAGGAATTCCCCTTCACGCCGTTTGAAGTCACGCCCATGCCGCAGAAGTTGTTCTGATCCAGTGTGACCGCAGAGCCGGAGAAACCGAAGTTCCCGGTCTCAAGGCAGGACTGCGCAAAGGCGACATCGCCCCGCACCCCTTCCGTTTTCCCTTCTGAAAGGCACAGCGGAACCATGTCGAGGACAGACTGCGCCACACTCGGATTTGTCGCCTTGAGGTATGCCTCCATCTGCTCCGCTGTTGCCACGGCATTTCCCATAATCTTGGTGTATCCATCCGTGCCGGATGATGGACTACCCATTGCCGCCTTGACCGCTTTACGGAATCCGTCCATCGTGTACCCCAAGCCAAGCTGCGTCCATAAATGTTCCGGGTCGCCGTGGTTGCTGGCAATGCCCCGGCTGCACCCTTCCTTATGGCTGATGATGACGCCATCCGCAAGCGGGTCAAGGCTGTACTTTTCACAGAGCATGGCGAACAGCTCCACCGCCGTCTCATAAGTCCTTTTCGCCACCGCCTTTGCCGCAGCCGTGTCGGAGCAGGTGAAATTGCTGCCCGATGTGTATTTGATACATGTCGGTTCGCACATTTCCACCCCGATATGGGTATTGTTGCCGCTGCCCTTGCTGCCGGAGCCGCAGTGCCACCCCCTGTGATTCCACGGTAATGTCTGGTAAGCCGTGCCATCGTTCCCGTCAATGAATCCGTGGACGCAGGATGTGTCATGCGCCGGGCTGTTCCACGAACTGATGAATGCGGACGCCTTCGGCTGCGGGCAGCCCACGGAATGGAGCATCAGCCCCTTTACCGTGATCTTCCGCCCTGCCGTGTAGCAGGGATTCCTCGTCAGAATGCTTTCTACCAGTTTCATTACTCTTCGTCCTCCTTCCCGTTTTCCGCCCTGTTGTGGAGCTGCGCCAAAACCTCACGCAGCTTTTCCGGGATGGGAAGCCCCAGGTGTCCGGCGTTTTCCAGAAGGCTCACGCCCTCATTGGAGATATAGAAAAAGATGATTGCCGTCCGCAGGACGCTCCCCGTGCCGATGACCTGCACATCGAGGATATTGGCAATCCCCACCAGCAAAAAGATCAGCACCTTCTTTGCGATGCCCTTGAAACCCACCTCGCTGGACAGCTTCTTATCTGCCGCGGCACACATCACGCCCGTGATATAATCCACCACGACAAAGGCAATCAGCGCATACAGCAGCCCGTCACAGCCGCCGAGGAACCAGCCGAGCCATCCCCCGATGCCTGCAAAAATGAGTTGAATCGTGTTCCAGAATTCCTTCATAGTGAAACCCTCCTTTAAAAGATTTTTGTGTATGAAAAAAGCGGGTGCCCGCTGTGGGCATCCGCCAGTTTCCAGTATTATTCAGTTTTGTTTTATGCCTTAAAGCCTTGTTTTCCTCCCGGTCAGCACATCCACCACCGTTGCCCCTTCCCCGAATGCCGCCCTTGCCTCCGCAAGCGCCTCCCCGGAAAGCCCCCTGTCGTTCCTGCGGTACTGTGCAAGGCTCTCCGCATTCTGTGCATCCCGTTTCTTTGCCGTAGCCTCCCTGTCAAAAGCGTAGCCTGCGTATTCCAGCTTTTCGCAGAAGTCATCCATCAGGTACCGCCCGTTGCTTTCCCATCTGATTGCGCCGTCCGCATCGACTGTCGCCTGTGTTTCCGCCTGCGCCACCGCTTTCCTTACTTCCTCCTCTGCGTTCTTCTTCCAGAACTCCCCAAGGCTGCCGCTTATCTCCCTTTCAAATCTCGTCATTGTGTTTTCCTCCGTTTTCGTGATTTCCCTTTCGGTAGTACACATATTCGCTCTGAATGCACATATTATCAAGTCAATCCGGGGCATATACTGCACAAACATCCGGGGCGGGAATTGTGTATTTTATATCTGCTTCGGCAGCCACTCCCAGAGCCTCATGTCCTCCTGCCCAAGCGACCACATACACATCCCCCGCAGCTTCCAGCGGTACGCCGCCTGGTTCGCCCAATAGACCAGCGAGTCCACATCCTGGTAATAGAGGATAGAAAACCCGTCCGCATCCCCTAAAAACAGCCGGGAAATCCAGATATTGATATCCCTCGGAGTGACCTCTGCCGTGTAGTTGTTCCCGCAGGATATCTCCATCAGCTCCGAATGGAAAAAATCATAATCCATCGAAATATCCTCACTGCGTGTAGAGCTTTCCTCCACATCGGCAGTCAGCGTGAACACCTGGAACTCCTCATCCCACGCCGCACTGCTTCTGCTGATTCGACCGAAAGACTTAAAACTGCCGTCCGGCATCCGCACGTCAAACCGCTCGTAAGGCTCATATGTCCATGCATCCCCAAGCCTCATCAGTTCGCAGACGGTACGGTTATCGGATCGGTATCCGGCATAGCCTCCGGAAAAGCCGCTGATTGTTGCCGTAAACCGCAGGGTATAGGACGCACCGGAATACACCCGCACCCTGTTCCCGCGGATACGCATTTCGATGGTGTACATAGTAGGATTTCCCCGGAGGTCGGCATTCGGTGTCCGGCTGATTGTCTGGCTGTAACTGCCAAGGAGGGCGGAACCCTTGTAAAGCTCCACCCTCTGTGTGTCATAGTTCAGACAGCAGAACACATCCCCGCAGAACACCCCTGCCTTCCCGCTGCCATTCGCCGGGAACGCCAGCCTTGCCCGCAGGTGCAACTCCTGAAAGCCGCTGTACTTCCATGCAAGCTGCCCGCTCCCCTCAAGCTGTGAATACGGGCGGTTCTCATAGCATTCCCGCCACACCTGCCACTTGCCGGAAAGCGTCGTCC